TGCTTCGCTTCGTCAGAATAGTAGGCATTAGTATGCTCCCCCGCTCAGGGTTCCTGTGGCATTAGCCAGATCCAAATAATAACTTCCCGTTTGCCCATCCAGCAAATCAGCATTCAGGTTGGTGACCAGCGTCGTCGAACTAATCACAAGGCTTCCCAAAGACAGGTTCGTAATAGACGAACTGCCGTACGACAGCGTGGTTCCCGAAAGGGTCGTAATCGCAGCCGAGGTAGAAGTCAGCGTCGTAATTGTAGCGGACGTAAAGGTCGCATTGGCGAGCGACAGGCTCGATACCGTCAGGCTCGTAACCGACAAATTGGTAATTGCCGCCGAGGTCGAAGCCAGTGTGGTGACCGTGCCGCTGGTTGCCGTCAGATTAGTCGCCGTCAGCGACCCGCTCGACAGGGTGGTAATACCCGCCGAAGTCGAGGTCAGCGTCGTAACCGTCCCACTCGTCGAGGTCAGATTCGTCGCCGTCAAAGACCCGCTAGTCAGGGTCGTAATGTCCGCACTGCCGTACCGGAGCGACGTACCCGAGGCGGTCGTAATAGCCGCGCTCGTGCTGGTTAGCGTCGTAATGGTTGCGCTGGTAAAGGTCGCGTTAGCAAGAGACAGGCTGCTGACGGTCAGGCTCGTGACAGACAGGTTAGTGACCGCTGCCGAGGTCGCCGCCAACGTCGTAACCGTACCGCTCGTGGCCGTGAGATTCGTCGCCGTAAACGACCCGCTGGAAAGCGTCGTAATACCCGCACTAGCCGCGCTCAGCGTCGTCAAACTAGCCGAGCCGTAGCCCAAGGTCGTGCCCGTAATGGTCGGGGCGTTGAGCGTTGTAATCGTGGCCGAGCCGCCCGTCAGCGTCGTAATGCTGGCCGAGATCGCGGTCAGATTCGTAACCGTGGACGAAGTGAACGTAAAGTTATCAATCGTGGCGCTGGTTGCGCGGAAGTTGTTAACCGTCCAACTGTCGCCAGTTAGCGTCGTAATGTTTCCACTCGTCGCGCCAATCGTTGTAATTTGTGCGCTAGACCCGCTAAGCGTCGTAATACCCGCGCTGCCAATGCGTGCCGTCGTAATGCTTGCGGACTCTACGCCAAGCTGACTGATACTGGCGCTGGTTGCCGATAGCCGGGTGACCGTAGCCGACGTAAAGGTAAAGTTATCAATCGTCGCGCTAGTCGCCTTTAGATTGGTAACCGTCGCACTCGTCGCCGTCAGATTCGTAATTGCGCTGCTAGTCGCTACGAGCGTAGCAACTGTGATGCTACCACCCGAAATAATGACATCACTAGCGTCTTGAGTTGCAATCGTGCCAAGACCCAAGTTAGTCCGTGCACCAGAAGCCGTGCCTGCTCCCGTACCACCGTGCGTGACAGCGAGCGTGCCGGACATCGTAATCGTGCCCGCCGCCGTAACCGGACCGCCCGTAAACGCCAGCCCACTTACCGTGCTGCTGACATCAATGCTGGTAACGGTTCCTGCGCCTGCAAGCGTTCGCCAAGTCGGTGCGCCGGTCCCATTCGACGACAACACCTGATCCTGAGTGCCTTGGTTACTTAGCGCAAAATTCGTGCCATCGCTGTACACCACAGCACCAGCCACAGGGGATATTGCCGATCCCGTGCCGCCACGACCTAAAGGCAACACGCCCGTTGTCTTAGCCGTATCCGAAAGATCTACTGCCGGGTGAACGTGATCGCCACGCGCAATCTTCGATGACGTACCCACCGAAGCCACGCCGCCAGCAACCGGAGCCACCGTGGCGTAGTCAATGCTGAAAGAAATGTCCTGAGCAAGATTCCCGCCGCCAATGATTCCGCTGCCTGCGGTAACTTGACGAGAGTCCGGAACCAATCCCGCCTGAGCAACAGAAATAGTTGAAATGTTAGTAACGCGGCCTTTGTTGCTAACCGTAATGACCGGTACCAACTGCGCCGTACCATACGTACCCGCAGCAACGCCTGTCGTATCCAATTGAACATCACTAATTCCACCGTTTGCTACGGCAATCGTGATGTCGTGCGAAAGCGTACCGCCGCCCGTTAATCCAGTTCCCGCGTTAATCGCACGCGAAGGCGGAACCGTCAGATTCTGATTGATCTGACTGAACTGAACCTTATAGGTCGTGCCCGCAATAACAATCGGGAAATAACCAGCGGGGTCCGCAACCGGAGCTTCCGGAAGGGATGTTATGCGCGACGGAACCAAATTCGACGGGACCGTAGCCATTAGGGCACCTGCTGCGGTTCAAGGTATTCATCGCCTTGTTCGTTAATCAAGAACGTGTTGCCGTCTTCACTAATGACACCATACGGCGCACTCGTAAGCGGCGTGTCCGGACGAACAAAAGGCAGCGTAATTCTTTCAGTCTGACGAGCGGGCAAACGATAAGGGTCGAGTTCGTCTTGATCCACTTTACATACGCGCAACCCGGGGTAGTTCGGATCAGACATCAACTCTTCAAGCGGAAACTTGCGAGAACATCTGTCGCATATTCCAATCGCCGCAAAAGTTTTTCCGCGTGTATCAAGATAAAGTGGCATACGTCACTTCGTATACGGCGCAATCATGGGTGCCCAGTAAATCGGAGAATTATCACGCTCTTCATTCTCTGCTTGAGCCAACGCCTTATCCGCTTTCGCTTCCAAGATCGGCATCAACTGCGCATCCACTTCCGGAGTCTCTTCCGCAAGCTTGCTTGCCAGCAACGCAACAATTGCATCAAACCAACGCTGCGGAACTTCTAGTTCTTGCGTCATCGTTCCGACATCCATGATGTAGCGATGCCGCCATACCACAATCTGCTGCGTTTCCGCTGCCTGATTGGGAATCGGCCACAGACGCATATACGGTCGGTTGATCTGACGATCAAACCAAAACTGCAAAGGACGACCTTCAAATGATTTGTTGGGCAGCGCCGTATAGTCATCGCGATTTAAACGCGCTATAGGGATTTCTGTAGGCGTGTTCCCGAAGAAAACATCTGAGGTCGAGAGGGTTCCGCTCGTCACACGAACGCGGAAATAGTCAGCAGTCTGCGGAGTCTCGGTATCTACCCAACTCCACTCACCCGCAATTTGAGTCGGCGCAGTCGTATCTTCAATCGTCTCAACGATTGTCCAGACCAACCCATCGCTCGACTTTTCAACCACATAAGGCTGCGCTACCGCTGCCCACTTGATGCCTACCGTCGTAACGGTCAAGCCCTCATCATTGTAATTTTGATACGTCGTTGAAGTTGAAGACACCGTGCCCGTTGCTTCTTGCAGCGTACGCAGATTGGTGTTGAGAAGATCTACGGTGCCCAAAGGCAGCGGAACAGAGCCCTGCCCTTCATAAAGCGGCAGCACCGTGCGCTCAATACACCAAAGCTGCACACCACGGTTCGCAAGATTGGAAAGAATCAGGTAAAGCTGGTCGTTCGCAATGTCGATCATCTCAGAGGTGATCTGTTGCGCACCAAGACGACAACGCCTGTAGGCATGGTCAATGACCTGCCTAGTTGTAAATTGAGTTGTCGAAACTGTACCGGAAGTTGCCATCAGGGTCCCTCTTGCGCCTTGGTCCGCTGCACCGAGCAGACCCTAATGACTGACAGACGTTATTTTAGCACTTGCCGCCGCCGTACATGGCCTTGCGACGCATCGGCATGCCACCGTGCGCTTTACGATCCGGCATATCAAGGCTCTTACCCGGCGCGTACTTTTCCGCACGCTCCATGGCTTCGCGAGCACGACGATCCTGACGACCGAGCATCTTGGCCTTCTTCGGGCTACCGCGATACGGACCCTTTTTATTTCCATAGGCAAGGTACTCGTCGCTAAACACTTCGCCGCCCTTGGCTTTCTTCATACTACGGGCTTCAGACAGCGCAATCGCCATGGCTTGCTTCGGGTTTTTTACAACAGGTCCCTTTTTAGAACCCGAGTGCAACTTGCCTTCCTTGTACTCGCGCATCACTTTGGCAACCTTGCCACCCTTGGCGTAAGCCGCCATTTTTGGCTTGCCGTAAGAAGACTTGGCATAAGTTACTTCTGGAACCATAACAATTTCCATGTTCGTGTTCGGCTTGCTTACGCTTTTTGGCGATGTTACCGAAGTCGGTGCCATGGCAGGTCCTAGCCCGGGCTTACTTACGCTTTTGGGTGATGTTACCGAAGTCGGAGCCATGGCAGGTCCTAGCCCGGGCTTGCTTACACTTTTGGGCGACGGCTTACCAACAGATCCCGGTCTGCCAATTGCTATTGCAGTTTTAGCAGGAGCCTTTTGGCCGCGAGCTTTTGTAACGCTGCCGCCAGAAGCGTAACCCTGACCCTTACCCATCTTGGGCTTGGACTCCATTCTTGCAGCGCCACGCGCCGGAGCATTCGGCATCGCACGAGCAGGCATACCCTTAGCAGAAGCCCCTGCGCGGCTCGGCATGCTCTTGTTGTGGAACCCGCCCGAAGCCGGGAACTCAAAATCTTTTACGTACTTAACAGCCATGGATTTACCCTCTCAAGAGATGCGCGCTTTGAGCGCCGCAAGTACCCCTCGCAGTCGCGCCTTCAGCACAATAAGTTTAATCATCAACCGCTCACGACGAGTCGGTGCGACCGGCTCCGGCAACGGATTTACTTTCACTTTACGCTTACGAACCACTTTCTTTTTCATCAGCAATCCCACTTACGTAGCGACAGCGCCTTGCGAGTCGGACGACCTTTGTCGTCTTTCATCGGCCCCGGCATTCCAGACATCCGGGCACAAAATGATCTACGCCGTGCCGCTGCCTTAGGGGATTTCTTTGCCTGTCCAGCACTTACCGGCGGCTTCAGATTCATCCCCTGCCGCTTCGCGGACCGTCGCCCCGCTTCGTTTAAACCCCCCTCAGGATTTTTCCCAGCTTTACGCTGCCAAGCGGGACTCTTAAACGCGCCACCGCCTTTGGCAAACTGTTTCCATTCTGACCAGTCGCCTTTGCAGTTCATTACTTAATTCTCTGCATGTTAAGGATTACCGATGGAACTTCTGGAATGACACCCGAAGCCGAAGAGTAATCCAATTTCACCGCAGTATTGTCTACTGACCAAACTAACTGCACATAATCGTTAATGGACATTGACTCAAAGATTGTAACTTGAGCCAGCGTTTTACCACCGTCTGCAACCTTAGGAACCGATATTACCGATGCAGAATTAGCAATGTTTGTCCCGTTTTTTCTAAACCAAAAGGTCGAAGTGTGGTTGCTGCTATCTGAGTTAGCAAACTGAATGCTAGTGTTGACGGAGTACACGCCCGCCGCAGCTACCGTGATGTTAGTGCTAGAAGCAATCGTGATTCCGGCGTTAAAAGGTGCTGCGTTGTTTAACTGAACAACATAGCCAACGTTAGCCGATACAGCCGTCTGGTCTACGTGCGATTCAAACTGGCCAATTGCTCGGTTCGTAATTGTGTTAAACGGAACCGCACCCGAAGTCACCGTAATCGAATCAAACTCACCGACCGCGTTGTTGATCGTGACCGAGTTAATCACGCCGCCAGTAAGATTCAGCGAATCGCCTACGAAATTTTTGATCTGCGTAGCTGACGCCTTGACCGAAGTCGAAGACTGCACGCACTCAAAAAGCTCGCTCCCCCCGAGAGCCGTAGCCGCCGTAAGATCTGTAATCTTAACGTTAGCCATGGCTTACTTCGTGGACTGTTGGACGACGGTAAAGCGAACCGAACCCGAACCGCTATTAATCCTCAGTCGAACCGCACGCATCAGCGTCGTCGTGAACTGAGTCTCGTCACCGGACGCTGCCGTCAAGCTGGCATTCGGATGTGCAACAGCAAGTTGCTGAATGCTGCGATCAAACGGATCTTCGTTGGTGTACTGCACCGAATAATTCACCGTGCCACTCGTCTTGGCAGAAATCGTGGTCACCTGATTCGGCGTGTAAATATCAAGCGGAATCCAGTCGGTGTAACCCGTGACCGCGTTACCAACGCTAATCGTTGCGCTCGTTGGCGCTGAAGCCAACACATTAGTCACCGTCGCAAACGCCAACGAACCCGTCACCGTGCCCGATGCCGTCACCGCAAGCGTCTCAATCTGCTCTCCACCGCCCGGGCGTGTGCCCGTGACAATAAAGTTCACCGCAGCCGAAGCTTCGCTAAACACCGTGAGATACGCCGGAACCGTTAGCGTGGCAACGCCACCCGCTGCCAACGATCCATTGAGCGTAATCGCTCCGGACGCATTCAAAAGTTGCACTGCCGCTACGCTGTCCGCATCCGCCGCAGGCTGTGATCTTGTAAAACTAATAGGACGCATGGTTGCTTTCCCTCACAATCACAAGCGAAAGGGGGCCGAAGCCCCCTCACAATTTACGGCACGAGGCTGGAGTACAAACCGATGTAGAAAGTTGAGCTTCCTACCAAAACCGGAATGCGACCAACTTGAACAGACACGGTGCCAGAAGGCGAAGCCGTGGTCAGCTTGGTGCTGCCAATCGTCAGCGTGGTGCAGAGCAGGTTGGTGATAACACCGGAAGCGCTGCTGATCGTTCCGGAAACCATGTTGCCTTCAAAACCATTTTCGGATCGTACCGGACCCGAGAAAGTTGTTCTTGCCATTGCAAATTACCTCATGCACAAGTTGCCCATTAGTCTGTGCATCGTCCGCTAGGCCGGTCTAATGGGCTGGTTACACCTAGAACTCAAACTCCTTGCGCTTTGGCCTTTCTCTTCGCGAGCATCTTTGCTCTAAACTCAGGGTCAGCCCAACGCGCCTTCAACAACTCTGCCTTCGCTGCCCGAACCTCAGGCGTGTTGTACGCCCTTGAATACTCCCCTGCTTGCTTACGAGCTTCTTCACTCTCGTAATATGCTTTGGACTTTTTAGAAGCCTCAGCACGGCGCTCCGGAGTCGATTTCGCGGCCTTAATCGCTAATCTAATACTATCTCCTTTCTGTGTCCATAGTCTTTTTGTGGCTTCGCTCTTACGTTTCTTTTCCTCCGGTCTAGCGTGTGCTTCAGCACGGGACGCAGCTTGTTTAGCCCGGTATTCCTCGGACTCCCAGTTCTCACGCATCACTACGCTAATCCGGTTGCGTACTTCTTCAGTGCGGCTTTTAAGAATGGCTGCGCGAAGACGGGCACGGTAGGCGGGGTCGTTTCTAAGTCGATTTTGAGATTCTAAAATCTTTTGTCTATGTTCTGGATTTTGCCAAGCATCAAGAGCAATTTTAGACATTAACGTTCGCCATTCTGGTGTAGAGAATTTTTCTCTAGCTTTGCGCAAACGTTCTTCACTGTATTTCAAGCCAGAAGTACCTTGTCCTCCATCTGTAAAGTTGCACAAAGAACCTGTACGCAAATCACGCCGCCCGTATTGAGTAATTAAGTCACGCTCCATGGCAAACGCTTCTTCTTCGTCGTCCATATACGCAGCAATAGTAATTTGCGGAACAAGACCCGCTGCCCGAATCTTATCCAGCACACTTTGCAAAAAACGATTAACGCACCGACGTTCCCAGTGATCACTGGCGCGGTCTAAATCTACGGTGCCTTTGCCAACGTAGATGGGCTGAAGCCCTTTCCCCGGACGGGGATCAAGATAAACGTACACATAAAACTTACCCGGCTGCTGCATGATGACCTTCCTGTTTCCAAGTTGGCTAGCATCATACAGAGCCGGGCAAGGATTTGTCTAGGAGAATAACTCCTTACAAATCAGAGACTTACAGACCAGCCGTCCCGTACACGGTGCGGGGATCGGTGAATCCCACAGCGTAACGTTCGGTCGATTTAAATCTTGTACTGTCAGTCTCGAAGTCGCCTTCCATTGACTTCTCAAGGCCGCGACGCATCATCAGCTTCAAGCCTTCCGGCGCGTCCGTCTTCACCCACCAAGCGGTGGTGGAGGTCAAACGCGAGAGGTTAGCCTGACCGCCAGCGAGGAGGCCCATCGACTTCACCGGGTTGATGTCGTTGTCGGCGGTGCCCGTACGGAGGACGCTCTTGAGGAGCACTTCCGCTTGGAACACGTTGGACGGCGACACAACGAGCTTCTCCGGGTTCAAACGGATGCGCTTGCCGTTGTTGTCAACAGCGTTGCGGATCTGAATGAGGAGCTGCTCAAGTGAGGTCTGCGAGAGAGCCGCCGGAGTCGTGAGCTGGTTGCTGAACGTTCCGTTGGCAATCGGGTGGCTGGTCGAAACCAGAGGCACGCCGTCGCCGCCGTTGAAGCCAGCGGTGAACGCACGGTTGAGGACGTTGGCGCAGAGGGTTTCCTTCGTCTCAATCAGCGACTGCGCCAAGTGCTTGGCATAGGTCTGACCGATACGGATGTGGTCACCATCTTCCACGAGCACCTTCGTGAGCGCGAAGGCAAGGCCATAGACCTTGTACACATAGCGCTGCAAGAAGAGCACGCCACCGGCCTGATACGTGACCGGCATACCGTCCGGAAGTTCCGGAGCAGCGCCGAACCCGTAGAGCACCGGCTCTTCGTGGTAGTTGCGGGGAATGCCCTGCTGCTGGACGAAGACTTGCTTCCACTCGTCAGCACGCTGGTCATAAACGCCATCGAAAGCCTCGTTAAGAATAGGCTCAACAATGGAACGAAAATCAGTACTGCGCATTGGGACTGCCATTTTCTAGCCCTCCTTAAAATGCAGCCACATTAGCGACGTACTGGTGCTCGCTAATCTGGACTTGAACGATGGTGAAGGAGTCGCCAGCGGCGTTCCCAACTTCCGGCGCAATAGCAATGACGCGCATGACCTTGTTGCCCGAAGTGACGAAGCCCGAACGGTCGAGCTGCGCGAGCGAAAGGCCAGTCGTGACGTTGCCAGAATCAGCATTGGCGAAGTCCGCCTGATTGCTGATGTTCGTGACCGAAACCGAGCCGTTGGCCTGAATTTCGTACACGATGGCCGGGTCAAGCGTCACGTAGGCAACAATATCCGTGGCGGCGGTTGAGGCCGTCCACTTGTTGCTCACGCGGCGACGACCGTCAGCGTCGGTAAACTCGACGCCCATGAACGTACCGATGATGGGATCAGAATTTCCAGCAGCTTCAATGAAACCATCCGTGTCGAGTTTGACCGGCTGGAACTGGAAGATGTTGGAGGTGTAGCCCGTCTCAATCGTCATAGCGGTGGGTCGAATGATACCGCTAGGATGATAGGCAGGCCGAAGACCAAATGGAGCACTGGTCGCAGACATGCGTTAATCCTCACAAAAAAGATGTATGGCTAACATCATTCCCACACTTGTGGGGCACGACGACTAGCCGATTCCCGCATTGCCTCCATGCCGTCACCTTCGATCACATTTGAACCGGACTTCTGAGCCTGCTCACGCAGGAACTCGGCTGTCTCGGCCAGTCGGCTTTCTTCCCGAGCGGGCGCATCGTAATGCGCTTCCTGCATGTACTTTTTGTACAGCGACAGGGGAATCTTAAAAGCCAACATCTCGTTGACGCCAATAAACCCAATGTACTCGCCAGTTTTCAGCGTGGCATATTCCCAACCGGGAACATCCTCCGGCTTAATCGGCTCATATCCAAGCCGAATCCTGCCCTGTATCGAGTCCCTTGGATTCGTGGTTGTCAACCAGCAAGTGTGATAACCCGGAATCTTCGGCAAATCAGGCAACGCGGCCTGAAAAAATTGCTGTCGAAACATCTCAACGCGGTCATCATCGGAGATAGCTCTCTCCTCTACCACTGCGCGATCATACGCAGCACGACTTTCACGACCTTCGCCAAGAACCTTCTTCAGTCTTTCATCGCTCATATAACTCGCTCCCTTGTTTAGCGAGAAGAATTGTTACGATCATATTCAGCATAACGCTTAATGTACTTCTGACGCAACTCTGGGTTATCCCAGACCCCTGCGTCAACAAGTGCTTGCTTGCGTTCAGGGCTGATATAGATCTCTTTTCGGGTAGACGGCGCGGCATATTCGCGCTTACCGCCGACTGGGGGACCACCGCGTTTTGGCGCGGCCTTTGCTTTGCGGGCCTCGTTTTCCACGGTATCTTCTCCGTATCGGTGGGGTAGGCGTTTGGCTACACGGTTATCCAACTCAATCCAATAATCTTCCGTTGCCGGGTTAAACCCTTCGGAAGCAAGGCGCTTATCAATGGCCTGAACAATGGCTGAGTCCTCGTCGTTGCCCTTGGGGTCATACCAATCGTTGGCACCGATCCATTCCTTGGCATACGCCGCCACACGCGGATCTGGGCCTTCTTTCTTCGGCTCCAGTTTGGTTTGGCTTTTAAGAGCCTCAAGTTGCTTGCGGCGTTCCATGAGCTGATCACGGATGGCAAGCGCCTTGGCCACATCCTCGCCCTGCCCCTGTTCAATGGCCTTGGCAATAATGCGGTCTACGGTATGGATTTCAGCACTCGTTTCGTTGAGTCGCTGATCCGCAGCCTGTTGGTCAAACTCAGTCGTGCGACGTTCAACGGCATTCAACCGACGCTTAAACTCTTCGTTCTCTGCACGCAAGAATGCCAACTCGCGTTCTTTGTGCTCAATCGCCGCACGGCGACGGAACTTACGCTGCTGGCGCTGCGCACGCTTTTCTTCGGGGGTCTGAGCGCGACGTTTACCTTTGTCGTCTTCATCCGCCTCATCAGCGTCCGCAAGGCGCTCATCGCCCTCGTCTTCTTCCTCTGCCGAAGCCTCTGCTTCAGCAAGCGCTTCCTCTTGAGCAGGCTCCTCGGGAGGAGTTTCGGTAACGACGTATTCCTCTTGGGAACTCTCGTCGTCCTCTTTCAGTACTTCGTCCTTAGCCATGTGTTAGCCCTCAGATAAATGCTTTGATGGCAAGCGGGTCGCCGCTTACGCCACCTACGATGTCCAGATCGTTGAAGATCACAAACAACGCCTCTTCGTCGTTGCCGTAAGGAACCTTCCACCGATCTCCGCCGTACTTGGGAACCCGGACATAATCACCCGGTTTGCACCAAGCGCCTTCCGGCCAAGACTCCATCGTGTTGCGATTCTTGAAGGCCAAAGGTCCAAGACTGTGAACCTTTGCGATCTGGGTATTCCAGACCTCTGTCTCCCGCGTTTCGCTGTGCAAAATAATACCCCCTGAAGAAGTTTTCTTCGGGCTACGAATTTGCACCAAAACACGCGAACCAAATGGAATCAAACCCGGCTCTACACTAGGAAAAGCCTCATCCAACGTTGTCATTAGAAATCCTCTCCGTCCTCTTCTTCTCTCAGAAGACGATCAATGTAAGTTAACGCGGCCTGCAACCCGGCGTAAGTGCCCACTGCCTTGCCATATTCAAACGAAGCATCCTTACCTTCCAGCTGCCGTTTCATCGCGTCGTGTGCGACACGAGCCTTGGCCCGCTCCAATTCGTCAATGATGCGTTCAATCATGCGTTTTGTTTACCTTTGCTAATAATGGCGGGCGTTGCTTTCGGGTCGCCCTTGACACCCTTCGACTGGTCAACCATGCCCTTCTTCGGACCACCATTGACCATTTTCTGTCCACTGACAGCCATACCCATGGCCATCATCTTGTGTTGGTTCATGTAATTGTCAGCCATAAATCACCCCTATGGATTAATACCCGTACCTGTTGAAACACCGACCTTCTCACCCGTAATGGCTTCCATCGCAGCAATCTGCTTAGCCGTGTCGTTGTCTTCGCGGTTCGTAACCAGCTTGACGTTAAGTTCCGCCGCTTGACGCTTATCAAGTCGCTCCTGTTTGAGCATCTCACGCTGCAAGTTGTCTTGCTGACGCTGCTGAGTTTGAAGTTCTTCGCGCTGAAGCTTGGCCTGCGCCAATTGCAACTCGGCCTGCTTGACCTGAATGTTGGCCTGATCCGCTGCCGTCTTGCGCTGTACCTCGGCCATTTGAGCAGCGGCCTTCGGATCTTGCGACGCGTTCATGCCCTGCATCTGCTGGAGTATGCCAATGGCCTGCTGAACGATCTGCGGAATCGCGCCAAAAGCTTGTGATGCGTCAGGCACCACACGCTGAGATGCCGCTGCCAACATTTGGTCAAATGATTTTTTGACCTCTTTATCGTTCACTTTCTGGAACTCTGTAATGCTACGCCCCGCAGCATCCGAGGCCACTTCAAATATATGGTTCGCGTACCAAAGAGCGATATGCTCCTTGATGTGATTAAGAATCGTGGGGATAAACGTTCCCGACATGAGCATAGAAGAACCCAGAACGGGGCTCGTGAGATAATCCAAGTGAACTTGAATATGCGCAAGATGATCTTGTTCTGGGAACGCCGATATTGGACGCCCAAGCGTTGCAGCCACGTTTTCATTGACGGCATTTAACTCCTTGGGTGTTGGAGCGGGCACCAACAATTCTTTTGCGTTGGGCACACGCAGTTGTTTCAGAATGCGCTCTTCAACCTTGCGAATGTCATAGACCTGCGGCAACGCAATCGCACGTTGGGCAATCGCCTGAACCTGAGCATAACGCTGGGCTTCGGAGAAAATGTTGGGGTCCGAAACCGGCACCACATCCATCGGGCCGTCAAAGTCAGATCGCTTAACGAGCAACTCACCCGTCTCGTCCTTGACCTCTTCGTCCTCCAGATACATCTGGTTGAGCCGGTGCAGCACTTTAAGCGTGCGACCCATCGCGTCATGCAATCGCGCATGAATAGCAGAGAACACCGCCATGCCCTGCTCAATACGGGCGAGCTGAGTCCCGACCGGCATGTTGCCTTGGTTCTCAGAGATGTCTTCTAGCGTTGTACGAACAACACCCTTACCGGCTTCGACCAAGAAGCCCAGCAACGCCATCAAAGTTTGCGAGGGCTGATTAAACGGAATCGGCATCGCAATCTTGCGAATGTCATCGCTAAATGCGCCGCCTTCGATTTCCTTCACTTCCGTTGGATCAATACGCTCGGACTGACCGCCTTCGCGACCGCCCTTGAGCTTGAGCATGCCGGGGAAGTTGGCAATGTGCGCAGAGTCAAGCAATGCACGCAACGCACCCGTCGCCGCTGCCGAGATACCGCCAATCATCTGCGGGATGCCGATGGGGTACGCGCCACGCCACGGGACGAAGGGGAACTCAATGATCCACTGCATTTCCTCCAGCGTCTTGTCTTCTTCGCGCCAGTTGCGGTAGATGCTCAAAACTTTGCCGGTGATCTTATCGACCGACACAATGTACGGCGCTAAACCGTACTCGTCTTCCAAATCGGCAATGACGTAAATCTCAAAGATTGTCCGCAGCCCATCGTCGTTGTAGGCGTTGGAGTTGCGACCTTCGATTTTGTTGTTCGCCGTCTCAGACTTGGAGTATTCCGGCTCAACCGATGCCAGCGGGAGATCGACATCACGATACATCCCCGAGCGCACGCGCTGGAGATACTCAATCTCCGTCACGTATTGAACGTGCGTCTTGCGCTC